ATCTAAAGACTTTTTCAGTGAGATTTGGACATTTGTTGGGCTATTCTCAGCATGGCTCGTTCTTACTGGATCAGCAAAAACAGTAATCGGTAAAGTTACTTTAGTATCGTTTGTTGTTTGGGTGATTACCCTTAGACTAAGAAATCCAAAGGAAGGAGAATAACATGACTAAAATTCAAGAAGAACCAACTCAAGTTGGATCAGGAGCAATTGCAAGCATTAACAATATTCTTGCTAGGATTATTGCCGTATTTGCAGCATCTGGATTAAGCGTTATTGGAGCAGGTGCCATTGTTGGCATTAGCACCGTTAAGGCTGTAATTTTGGCTGGAACCCTAGGAGTAGCTACAGTAGTTGAAAAACTAGCCCGTGGTTTTCTAGATGACGGCAGATTAACTATAGATGAAATAAATGGAGCATTTGCATCAGTAGACAAAAAAGCTAAATAGAACTATCTTAATTTGGGGGGTAAAAATATCCCCCAAATTATGTTTTATTTATAACTGATGCTATTATTTAACTACATATGGAACTACAAAAAACATACTGGCAAAACAGCGAATCATCAATGACCCTTGTCTTTCCAATTGCGAAAGTTAACAAGGAAAAGAGAACTGTCTCTGGATTTGCATCACTAGATAACGTTGACCATCATGGCGACGTTGTTACTGCTGAAGCAAGCAAGAAAGCCTTTGAAAGATTCAGAGGTAATATCCGTGAAATGCACGGACCAAGTGCTGTTGGTAAAATGATTAACTTTAAAGAAGATTCATTTTTTGATAAGTCAACAGGTAAAAAATATAATGGAATTTATGTCACCGCTTACATCTCAAAGGGTGCACAAGATGCATGGGAAAAATGTTTAGACGGCACATATGGCGGATTTTCAATTGGTGGAAACATTAATGATGCAAAAATGGAAAAAGTAGATGGAGAAGAAGATAATCGTAGAGTAATTCATGATTATGATTTACATGAACTATCACTTGTAGATTCACCTGCAAATCCACTTGCTAATATTTTTTCTATTCAAAAAATGGCAGAAGGCGTTACTACAGAAAATGTTTTTTGGTGTTTAGAAGATGAAGTTGCTTCAACATCAACAGCAACAACAAAAAGTTGTGTTGTATGCGGTGATGATATGAAAAGTATTGGTTGGGTAGAACAATCAGATTCAGAAAAATTTGAATCAATTGAAAAAGTTATTGATTCTTATTTTAAAAAAGATGATGCACCAGGTCCAGATCATGCTGCAACAACCCATGATTCAGACAATGTAATTAATAGTTCAACATCTATTAATCTTTATCCTGATCAAAATAAACAAACAAAGGTTTCGCCTATTGATGTCACTAGTGCGATAAAAAAGAACGAAGGAGGTAATGAAATGGCAGAAGATACAAACACAACAGCAGAAAACGTAACAGTTGAAGAAGTTGTTGCTGAAACTCCAGCCGAAGAAGTTGCGGTAGTTGAAGAAGTAGCATCAGTAGATGCAGGCGAATCAATTGAAAAAGCTGTAACTCTTTCAGAGGTTGAAGATACAATTGACTTTGAGAAGATGGTCAACGACCTTAAGAGCTTCCTTGGCGAGTCTCTATCAAAGAATTTAAATGAGAATAACGATGCAGTCCAGGCTGTTACAAAGATGTTTGAGGAAACAACAGGTAACATTCAAAAGGCAATTGCAGAGTTAAATGAAAAATACGATACGATCAACAAAACAATTACCGATATGTACGGAAAGATTGAGTATGTTGACAATAAGCTGAACGGATTTGAATCCGCAACAGCAGTTAAGAAGTCCAGTGATCTTAACGGATCTCTGGAAGAAACAAAGATACAAAAAAGTCTATGGCAAGGAACCTTCCTCGGGTTATCAAGCATAACAAAATAAATCTATAAAAAAAATAAGGTGGTGAAATAAAAAATGAGTAATGAACTTCTACAAAAAGTAATTGATACTACGAATCTTGGTTCTTCAGCTGTTAACGCTTCAGGCGATTCAGCAGCCCTCTCTGGTAATGGTTTACTATATCCAGATCAGGCTAACCGATTCCTCGATTACATGTGGGACGCTACGATTCTTGCTAAGGCAGCTCGTACAATCCGCATGCGTTCAAACACAACCGAAATTGATCGTGTTGCAGTTGGACAACGTATTATGACAGTTGCACAAGAAGATAATCCTCGTGATTATACAAACTCAACAGGAGCAGGTTTCGCATCTGCTGCTGCAACATTTAACAAGATCTCTCTAACAACACGCAAGTTGCGTCTTGACTGGGAACTTTCATCAGAGTCCCTTGAGGACAATGTTGAGGGTCCAGATCTAGAAGATCACATTGCACGTCTTATGGCTACCCAAGCTGGTAACGATATCGAGGATGTTCTCATCAACGGTACAGGAACTGGTTCTGGATTGCTATCTGCGTTCAAGGGATTCCGTCAATTAGCATTAGACAACTCACACGTTGTTGATGCACAAGGTGTTGGACTTGACAAGGCTGTATTCAACCTTGCAATCAAGACCCTCCCACGTAAGTACAAGCAACGCCGTAATCAACTTCGTTTCTTCACAGGATCGAATTTAGTACAAGATTACCTATACAACCTAACTGCTATGTCATCAGCAGGCTTCAACCCATTCGATATCGCTTCTGGCGTTATCCGTGGTGATGTTGCTGCTAACGACGGTGGTCCAGGTACTGTAACTCCATACGCATTTGGTATTCCAGTTATCAACGTTCCGTTGATTACAGAAACTCAAGCAGGAGATTACAGTGGTGCTACAGGTTATCACGGTGATCTTCACTTAACATTCCCACAGAACTTTATCATTGGTATCAAGCGTGATGTCACTGTATATCGTTTGTTCCAACCAAAGAAGGATACAATCGAATACACACTCTTCATCCGTGTTGGTGCACAAATGGAAAACTATGACGCTCACGTTATCGTGAAGAACGTCAAGGTTGCTGGTTCTGTTGCTTCAGGTGCGTTTGGTTCCGTTACACACGGTGCAAACATCTCAGGTGGCACAAGTGGAAACACATTCTAATATACATTAGATGCAAGATTGAGGGCGGGATTCAAATCTCGCCCTTAATCATTTTCTGATATAATTAACAATGACGAAAGGTATTAAAATGTCATTTACAGACTTAAAAATTACAGAACTAAGAAAAGCAGCAGACGCTTTTGGCGTAGATACTGCAGAATATAAAACAAAGCCAGAAATCGTTGCAGCCCTTGAAGAAGAGGGAATTACATACGAAATGTATAATAAGTTTACAAGTGTAGACAAAGAAGCAATTGAAGTTTCTGAGCTAGATAAGAAAAAGAGAGAACAGAAGATTATGAAGACAACAAATTCAGTTCTAGTTAAGATGGAAAGAGATAACCAATCTTATAACACAATGAATTACACATTCACAAGGGAACATCCATTTGTGGCAATGTCAGAAACAGAAGCACAATCTATTTTTGATCATCAAGAAGGATTCAGATTGGCTACTCCTAGAGAAGTTCAGGAGTATTACGCTTAGGAGGCGATTTAATTGCAAAATATATCCAAATACTCGGAAGATAAGCTTTACTTAAATGTTTTTAAAGACGGATATTTAACTCAGGCAGACTCTTTGCCTACACTGGCAATATATGATGCAGATAGTGATACCACTCCAATTAGCGGTTATAGCTCATGCCCTGTCATTGATGAACTAGACAATGGTGTTTATGCTTTTCAACTTACATCAAATTTAACATCAACTAACAGGGTTTTAGAGTTTGTTTGGACTTATAATCTGGGTGGGGTTGTAACAAAACAAAGAAACTATTATAGTGTTGAAACAGTTTATGCAACCCCCTCAGATATTATTGATTTCTTTCAATATGGGTCTACACCAGCAGATTTAAACTATCAAGATGAAGGTAAGTTAGTTACTGCTGAAAAAGTAGCAAGAACAATAGTTGATGGTTACACAGGACAAAAATTTACAAGCTACTACGGAAGTCAGGAAGTATTTGGTAAAGGCGGAGACGCTGTAGAACTTGTAGAAAGAATGCTATCTATTGATAAAGTTTATGAAAATGATATCCTTGTAATTGATAACACACAAAATCCAGTTTTTAATACTTTTGGATTTCCCCTACAAATATCGCCAACAGGGTTTGGCATAAGAATTTTTGATCAGGGCTGGGATGTAAGATACGACAATAACGTAGATCCAGCCGTACTATACTATGGGCGGTTTAGAGATAATGCTAGATATTCTTTCCAAGGTCTCATAGGATATAAATATGTGCCAGAAGATATTAAAATTGCTACAATGCTTTTAGTAAATGATATCTTGGCTAATGACTTTAACTGGAGGAATAAGTATCTAAGTAAAGTTAATCTTTCAGAAATTTCATTTGAAATGGCAGGAGGAGCGTTTAACGGAACTGGTAATGTAACCGTAGATAATATCTTGGATCAATACCGTCACGTTAATATCGTAATTATTTAATGTTTAACTCATATATAAGTTCTATTATGAACATGACAGCAGAAGTCTGGGTTCAACAGAATTCTCAAAACAAAGACACAGGAGCTATTTCAAGAGAATGGGTTTATGAAAAAACAATTCCTTGTAAAGTAGAACCTATCAAATCTGGCGGAGCATC